AATACGAAGATCCCTGCAATAACAGCTGCTCTACTATCAGCATTTCAGGCAAACTATACAGTATACTCTGGTGATTTTATTTTTGATGGAACAGGTACGAAAGTAGGTATAGCGCTTGGTGTATTACCTGCTAATCTAAGTGTGAGTAATTTTAATAGTGCGGACTTCACCTTAGCTCAATCCAGTGGATCAGTATCTCTACTGTCGACGTTCCCGGTATTCTACGGTATGGCCACACCCGGTGATCCTCCTCAACTCAACGTAAATGTCGCAGTAGGTCAAGGCAATTTAACCGATTCTTACGTTGTTAAGGCATCAAAATTTTACACTGCCTTAGGTTAATCAAACATGGAATATAAGAGCTTTACAGAGCTTTTTTAGAGCCGGCTTAACCGCCATCTTCTCTTCAACCATTAGTCTACGTAGCTCTCTCTTAAACGACCTAACAAACTCGTCAGAGAGCTTGAAGTTACGCGGGTAAAACTCTCTTTTTGTATACTTGATACTGCCTAACTGCTCGAGTAGTACGTCTATATTACTATTAAACTTCACCTAATTACTTATTCTTCTCCTCAATAATACCCTTCTTGATTAAAGATTCCTTATTATCGGAAACGAATTGTTCTCTCTGCTCTCTAAGTAGTTGCTCCATATCTTGCATGTTATTAACATCAAGAACCGAGCTCTGTGTTTCTATAAGATCACCATCTATATCGAGATAATATTTTAATAACTCAATACGCTCTTCACGTGAGCCAAATATCTCAATAATAGGCGGAGCATCGCCTTTTTCGAAGAATATACTCTTATCTCGGGCGTGTTGATGTGTAATAGCTTTGAATATATTGTCGATCTCGTAAACATACTCGCTATCAATCTCTCTCTCATCACGTTCCTCGAGCTTGACTAATGCAACCTCCGTGATCGGAATAAAAAAGACAATATCAATATTTTTCATTGCCTCCTTAACAGTGTCTATACAACTATTAATGAATGCTTTATCAATATCTGACACTCCCTTATCCATCGACCATAACGAATACACAATATTATCAATAGCGCACCGGTCAAAAATTATCTTATCACCCTTCCGCGCACTTTTCTGATCCTTTGCTAGTGAGTCAAGGATTTGACGCTGACCGTCTCTAGTTACCTTCTTGTTGAGTGGAATATCTGTAAGTTTGCGGTAGCTTTCAGCTGATCTTGCATAACTAGGCCACTGACTGAGTATGTCGCCGACGAACGTTGATTTACCTTGACAAGCTGAACCGGATATAGCTATGCGCATACCTAATATTATGCATCTACAATCAATAATTCAACTCTAGCACGTATTTTTAATCCAACTCTGAGTTTTAAACATTAGTTCTGAGTTTTTGTCTAAAGTTCTATGCAGTGTTACATTAAGTACCTATCACACTCTGAGAGCTTTATCCCAAACCACTAAATGCAGTCGGGGGCTCAGCTTAAAGTTATATTCCTTACAAATATCTGCTACGTATGTAATTGCGGCCGTATGTTCCTCTCTCGAACCGCAGCACGGCATCAGCCACACAAGGCTACTCGGTAGCTTAATATCGGGGTGGTTGATATAATTTTTAAGAATTTCGTCAATATTCTCACTATTACTAACAACAAATTTGAAGCATGAATTATTCGCGACATGAAATTGTAAAACCTCCGGATTATATCTCTTATCTATTGGATCTCCGTTATTCGACAGTTTCGGTGAGGTGGTGAATGTTGCGCTAAAGATGTCTACCCACTCAGGGTCAGGCATTATGGTACCGTTTGTTTCAAAATCAATCCTAGGTACAAATTGATACTTGATAGCAAATAATTTAATAAATTCGAGTAGCGGTTGCTGTCTAAGTAGTGGTTCGCCTCCGGTAATTTTAAGAATTGCACCCCTAAAAAGATGCTGTATGTATCCCTTATCTTCGAGAAGCTTAAAGAGATCGTCGAACGATAGCTTATTTTTCTTAGACCACGAGAGGTATGAATCGCATCCGAACGGTGAGGATTTACTTGCAAATCCCGCGCAAGTGAGATTACAACCGAATAATCTTAGGAAGACAGAGGGGTAACCTACATACCTACCCTCCCCTTCGATAGTATAGAAGATTTCAGGCTCGTTATTCTCCCCAGCAAAAAGAAGGTAGTTTGAAGCAGTATCTGACATATCATCTATGATAGCAGATAATGCCCGATGTATCCAATTATGCATTGAGTTTGTTTGATAGGGAATAGAATAAATACTATTGATGTCACAAAAAAAGCCAAAGAACATTAAGAAACCTAAATCTAATAAAATTATGGATACCGATCTAGGGTGTAATTTTACTATTAAGACACCCTTTAAATTGACTGAGAGTCAGGTAGCATTTACTGATATTGCGACCAACCCTGAGACGAGTATAATTCTGTGTGATGGTCCGGCAGGATCGTCTAAGACATACTGCGCAGTTAACGTCGCGTTGAGGATGTTACAAAAGAAAGAAGCAGACCATATCCTCTACATTAGAAGTATCGTTGAATCAGCCACACGTAAGCTCGGATCTCTACCGGGTGAAGTAGATGAAAAGTTTAAACCGTGGATATTACCGCTACTCGAGAAATGTGATGAGTTAATTAGCCGCAATGTGACGGACTCCTTAATTGAAAATGAGTACATTACCTGCATTCCGGTAAATTTTCTAAGAGGCTCAACTTTTAAAGACTGTGTGGTTATTGTTGACGAAGCTCAGAATCTTGAGATGAGTGAGATCATAACCGTACTCACACGTATAGGTGTTAACTGTAAGATGTTTATAATCGGTGATAGCCTGCAGTCTGACATTAATAGATCGTGCTTCAAATCTATTGTCAGTGCATTCGACGACGATACCTCACGTGCTAACGGCATTCAGACTTATAGATTTACAGAAGATGATATCGTAAGAAGTAAAATCCTTAAATATATCATTAATAAGGTCAGCCACCTAAAGTAGACCTTGCTTTTCAATCTCTTGAAGCTCGCGAAGAGCGTCTTCGAGGGTTACCTGTCTATTATCCGAAGGCAGCTGTCGATTTGTAGTTGCAGCCACCGAGGTAGTTACCTCGTCTGGTATTAAGGATAGACACCTAGAGAGCACATCGTCTTCGAGCTGATTCACTAAAGGATCTCTTTCAATATCAAACATTATATTACTTCTTACCCCAGCTTGTACCGTCGAATAGGCCGCTATACCCCGAAGTAACCTTATTGCCTACCCGAGCTGCCCGAGGATTTTCTGCGGGGGGCAAATCTATAGCAGGCGGTTCAATTTCACGTACCGGTATAACAGGAGTTATAATAATCTCATTTAATAAGACTGTAGGGTTTATTGTAGCTGCAATCGCGTCATTCGCTGTGTATATAGCAGAATTTTTTTCGTGTTCCCATACCTCGACCTTTTCAACCCAACACCGATCATTGGTAGACGCTCTGATATATTTATCTGATTGCTCAAAGCACCACTCAGCAGAGCGTTCAATCCCTACGCCTTTATCCATGATACGAAGATCGCAGCCCCCGGCTTCATGAAGTTGTTTGAGAATAGGGAGTAGAGGATCGTTACTTGCAGCAACTAGTGTATGGTCAAACTGCTTTTCTAAGAGAGTCTTAAGATCCTTAAGACTCCCGAAGTCGACAACCCAATTCTTATCATCTAGCGTATTGCACCCGAACCAAAATTTAGCGACGAGACGGTAGCCGTGAAGGAACTTGCAATGGCTGTGTACTGCAAACGGCTGACGAAAAGCGCAGCTACCTAATTCAATTATCTTAGTACTAGAGAAACTCATACCCTATAAAATAGATACATAAGGTGAGATATCAACTCTTTAGGCAGAAGTAATTTACCATTAATAATTTTAATTATCTCCCGGCTCCCAGTAATTCCGATTATCGTCCTCGATTTGTGCGTCTCGACGAGTTTGATCACCGGCTAGTTTCCAGATATCATCGGGGTCAGGTTCCGAGGTATCTACCTGAGCACGCTCCAGGTCTAAGTCCTTCAAAAGCCCTAACACGAGTGCTGTCCATGCTGCCTTTGGTGCGAGTCCGCCTGCAGGGTTATTAACGAAGCTCTTTAACCGTTTCATAGCTTCTTTTTGTCGATCGGCCTCTTTCACCTTTCTACTCAGGGGTTTAGGTATTGTAGGGGTAAGAGGTAACTCGGACCGGTCCGGTACCATATCGCTACCTGTTTCATCGTGAGCTTCAATAAAAAGCTGATCAAAGGTCTTCATCTTAGAAATATTTATTCCAAGTCGCCGCGGAAAATCTGCTTATATTGTCCTACAGGCGGTCCTTCGA